CTTAGATCATTTACATAAGTGCTTGCCATTTTTTTATCCCTACGCCGCTATTTGTGTCCAATTTGGTGTTTGACTTATTGAAACCTGAGACCAATTTGGCGTTTGACTAACTATTACATCAGCCCAAGCTCCAATACTTTCTTCACCAACAAATCCAGTGGCAGAAACACCAGTTACTGATATTACATCTCCCTTGCCAGCAGAAGCATTGCCGATTGCTCCAGATGCGCTAACGCCAGTAACCCCAAACTGAAAACTGACGGTTGTTAATACATTAAATATACTTGGAGTAACAGCGCTCCATCCCATAGCACTATGATTAGTACAATAATAAAATAAATCAGGCCCACCCACAGGAACTGTTATTTCTGTATAAGCTCCAGCATTTCCGGGAGTTCCGTTTGTGGTAACCCCATCTGTGTATTGAGATCCCCCACCATGAGTTCCATTAGCTGTTTCGCTAAATCTAAGTGGATGACCGGAGTTCGAGGAGTCGCTTTGATCAAACCTATAAGTATTTCCCTCTACTAAAGTCAAAGCCACATCGGCGGTAGCTGTTGATCCATTAATTGCATATTTATTAGATGAGCCAACATTATAGTAAGGATGATTAGATGGGTTTCCACCTACAACCGTGACTGTAAATGTTATAGTAGTTGAAGAAAATGCACTGAGATTTACCGCGCCTGATACACCAGTCACGCCAACCTGTAGCGTACCACCAACAACAGCACCGATGGAGCCTGTGGCACTTACGCCAGTAACATCAACACCAAGAGGCTGATTCCAAGCTCCCTGACCCCATGTTCCTCTGCCCCATCCTGTAATATTGGTCATTATCGTATCTCTAAGCTATCCTTATTATGGCATTACTAGCGTCTGCCGTGGGAAATTGTATAGTAAATGTGCCAGAACTAGATGTCTTGTTTGTGCTAAAATCTAACACACAAACAGCTTTATTACTGTTGGTGCTGTTGTATATCAAAGCACCCATCGCGGTTATTGTTGCAGTTGTAAAACTGATATCCGCAAAATCTGTAAAACCAGTTGTTCCGCTGCTAGATGGAGCAACATTGGTGAGAGTGCCGCCTCCAGAGGAATATGATCCACTGTTTGCAACTTCACCAGTTGTTGTAAA